TACTGCGACACGTACGGCACGTTCAGGCAGATGTGCGAAGAGATACAACGCCTCACCGGTATCGATACGAGCACGGAAGAGGGCGAGAAAAAATATGGCGTAATTCAACTGACACCGGGAAATTACAAAACCGTGTCGGCCTACTGGATCGTTCGCAACAGGGCCGTGGAGCAGATGTTGAAAATCGGCGAGCAGTTCGGGCTGACGCCGTCTGCCCGGGTGCGGGTGAATCCGATTAACCCTGACCAGGGTAATCTTAACTTTGACTGATGCAGACGGCAGAAGATGTGCGCACACCGGCCGAGATATGCATCGAACGGGCATGGCAATATGCCGCCGACGTTCGCAGCGGCCGGCGGGTTGAAAACCGGTATATCAAACTTGCAGTCGAGCGGTTTTATCGCGACATAGACACCGGACATGAACGCGGGCTACGGCTGGATGAGAACGCCGCTGCGAGGAAATTCAATTTCACGGCGCGTTATTGCCGGCATTCGAAAGGTAAGTGGAAAGGCAAGCCGCTGGACCTGTCACCGTTCCAGTGTTTCAAGGAACTTAATATTTACGGCTGGCTGCGTGCAGACGGCACGCGCCGGTTCCGCACCGTGTATGACGACATGGCACGGAAAAACGGGAAGACCACCGAACTGGCCAGCGCCGGTTTGTATGGACTCGTTGGTGATAACGAGCAGGGCGCCGAGGTGTATTCCGCGGCGACAAAGCGCGACCAGTCGCGGCTGTTGTTTGAGGAAGCGAGCCGCATGGTCCGGCAGGACCCGGTACTGCGCGGCATGTTGCGCGTGCTGGACAAGTCGTTGACTGATCTGAAATCGTTCAGCAAGTTCGAGCCGTTGGCAGCAGAATCGAAATCGCTTGACGGATTGAATGTCAGCACCGGCTTGGTGGATGAATTTCACGCGCACCCGAATGCGTCAGTCTGGAACGTGCTGAAATCCGCTTCCGGATCCCGCGCACAACCTTTGCACTGGGTGATTACCACAGCCGGTTTCCAGCAGTCCTGCATTTGTTTTGAAGTGCGCGACTACGCCATCAAGGTGCTGGAAGGTGTCATTGTAGATGATGCATTTTTCGGCGCGATCTACACACTTGACGAAGATGACGACTGGCAGGACAAGCCCGTCTGGCATAAGGCGAACCCGAACCTCGGCGTGAGCATTTCCATGCAATACCTGGAGGACCAGTTCCGCCAGGCTATGGCCACGCCGAGCGAACGCGCCAACTTCATGACGAAGCATTTAAACATCTGGGTGAATGCGGAATTCGCGCACGTCGATACGCTGAAGTTTGCCGAGTGCCGGCCGAAGGACGAGCACGGCAAGATTGAGGTCTATCAGCTGCAGGACCTGAAGGGCCTGCGCTGCAAGGCCGGGCTGGATGCCGGCATCACCACTGACATCAGTTCGTTCGTGATGACGTTCATGCTGCCGGACGGCAAAAAACGCTACTTCGGCAGGCATTATCTGCCGGAAGACACCGTTAAAAAACGTACTGAAAAAAGCAATATACCTTACGACCAGTGGGCGCGCGATGGCTGGCTGGTATTGACGCCGGGAAATATCACCGATTACAACTTCATCAAGCAGGACATTCTCGATTTCTGCGAGTTGTTTGATGATATCGAGATCGCCTACGACCGGTTTAACGTGTCGCAGCTGGTGAACGACCTGGTGGCGGAAGGTGTCCAGATGGTCGAGTATGGCCAGGGTTACGTGTCGATGAACCCGGCCCTGCGCGAAATGGACCGCCTGTATCTTACCGGCGAATTTGAACACAACGGCGATCCGGTGTTGCTGTGGTGCGCATCGAACGTCGTGGCACGCAAGGATCCGGCCGGCAACATCAAGCCGGACAAGGAAAAATCAAAAGACATGATCGACCCGTACGTGGCACTGGTGATGTCCGCTGGTTTGTGGCTGCAAGATGAAGGCTCGGGCGGCACCATTTACGACACTGAAAAACTACTGGTACTCAACTGATGCCTGAAAATAAAAAATTCAAAAGTCCGATCAGTGCCACGGATATTTTCTTTTTTACCGGACTCGGCGTGTCCACCTTCGGGCTGTTTGAAGTCAGCGGGCCCTGGGCATGGGTGTGGTGTGGCGTGTGGTTGCTGCTGGCCAGTTACCGGGCACCGGGTTGATGGGAATACTGAACACGTTGCGCGATCAACAGATCTGCGCCGCCACAAAATCATCCAGTCAGCATCCTGGCGATCCGGTGCTGGTGGAAATGCTGAGTGGCGGCATGCGCACCAGCTCCGGGCAGAACGTGACGCCGGACACCGCCCTGCGGCTGGCTGCAGTCTACGCTGCCGTGCGCCGGTTATCGGAAGGCGTAGCCATGCTGCCGCTGGATTTGTTCCGTCATCTTGGTGATGACAAAAAAGAGAAAGCCAAAAACCTGCAGCTGTACCAGTTGCTGCATACGCAGCCGAACGCCTTTCAGACCTCGATGGAGTTCCGCGAGTATTGCATGGCCGGATTGACGCTGCGCGGGAATGCTTATGCCTACAAACAGATGTCGCGCGGTGGTTTTATCGAGTCATTGAACCCGCTGCCACCGGACAACATGCGGCCGTTCTGGGTGAACCGCCGGCGCGGGCAGATGGCCTATCGTTACACCGATCCGGACAGCGGCGGCCAGGAAATATTCTTGCCCGGTGAAATATTTCATCTGCGCGGGTTGTCGGTGAACGGCGGATTGAGTGGACTGAACCCGATCGAATACCATCGGGAAACGGTCGGTCTCGGCCTGGCTATGCAGGAATACGGCGCGAAGTTCTACGCCAATGCCGCGACACCGTCCGGCATCCTGAAGCATCCGAGTCATTTCAAGGACGCGGGAAAACGCAATGAGTTCCGGCGCAGTTTTATTGAGCAGACCACCGGCATCGACCGTCATGCGCCAGTGGTACTGGAGGACAACATTGAATTCACGGCACTCGGTATCAACCAGAAAGACGCGCAATACGTCGAAGGCCGGAAATTATCGGTGACGGACATTGCCCGCATGTTTCTGGTGCCGCCGCACATGATCGGTGATCTGGAACGTGCCACGTTCAGCAACATCACGCAGATGTCGCTGGAATTTGTGATCTATTCGCTGATGCCGTGGTTTGTGCGCTGGGAGCAATCCGCCGCGCGTGACCTGTTCGTCACCCGCGAAGAAAAAGAATCATTGTTCATCAAGTTTAATGCTAATGGATTGCTGCGCGGTGACATCAAGACCCGGTTCGAGGCCTACCGCATGGGCATCCTCGACGGTCACATGACGCGCAACGAAGTGCGGCTGCTGGAAGATTTGAACCCCGGGCCTGAAGAACTGGATGAATATTTACAGCCGAGCAACATGGCTGAGGCTGGGGAGACGGGATCTAGTGCAGCGGAACCCGCAAACAGCCGCGAACAGCAACTGACGGAAGCCGCGGCCAAACGCATCGTCAATAAAGAATACAAGGCGGTGCGCAAACTGTTTGAAAAGAACACCACGCCGGCGGCACGCAAAACCGCATTTGCCGGGTTTTACCAGGAGCATGAAAAGTTCGTGGCCGATGTGCTCGGCGTGACGGACAAGGACGCCGCCGATTATTGTGCCCGCAGCATCGACCGCTGGAACGACACCATCGAAGCGGAAGGCGACGTCCGTTTTGAAAACGTGCAGTATCACCAGTTATTAATCACCGCAGCACTGGCTGCAAAATGAGAGGGCCGGACATGAAACAATTCTGGAAAATGAAAGCGCTGGCGGATGGCGAAGCGGAAATCCTGATTTATGAATTCATCGGCGAAGATTTCTGGTCCGGTAGAGGCATGGACGCAAAACGCTTTTCTGACGAACTGAAGGCCCTCGGCGATATCAACAAGATCATCGTCCGCATCAACAGCCCGGGCGGTGACGTGTTTGACGGCAACACTATTTACAACATTCTGAAAGCCCACAAGGCGCAGGTTGAAGTCCGCATCGACGGCATTGCCGCCAGTATCGCCAGCGTGATTGCCATGGCCGGCGACAAAATCATCATGCCGGAAAATGCGATGATGATGATCCACAATCCCTGGGGCTTCGCCGTCGGCGATGCTGCCGAAATGCGCAAGATGGCGGATGCCCTCGATAAAATCCGCGGGAGCATTATGGTCAGTTACCGCGCCCAGACTAATCTGGATGAAAAGAAACTTTTCGAAATGATGGACGCAGAAACCTGGATGACGGCCGCCGATGCTGTCGCACTCGGTTTTGCCGATGAGATGATTGAATCGGTGAAGGCCGCGGCCAGTTTCAAACTGGACTATTTCAAAAACGTGCCGCAGGCATTAAAGGACCCGGCGCTGCCCACTGACGACGAAGAAATGAAACGCGTGGCAGCGCACCGCCGGCGCACGCTCGAATTACTCGCAGCAGAAATTTAACCATTCCCTATAACCGGAAACCTTCGGCATCATCCTAAGATGATTGCTGCGGGTTGATGTTGGCTGCTGACTTCCGAAGAAGTTGACGCTAAATAGATACCATTAACTCTATTCTGGAGGATTTAAAAATGAATACCAATGAATTGCGCCGTGAGCGTAAAAAGGTCGTGGATCTCGCGCGTGAAGTGCACGACAAGGCGGAAAAGGAAAACCGCAACATGACCGCTGAAGAAGACGCCAAATATAACGATCTGATGGACAAGCAGGCGGAATACCAGACCCGTATCGAACGCGCGGAAAAACAGGAAGCGCTGGACAAAACCCTGGCCGCTGGCATCGACCCGGATGCGCAGCCTGAGACACCGGCAGCAACGATAAAAAACCGGTTGCAGGTGGCAGACCGCCGCCGTGCCACGCCGGAATTCACTAATGCCTTCCAGAAACTGCTGGCAGGTCGTTCGCTGGGCGCTGACGACCGGCAGATTCTGAATGCCCTGCAGGCAGATAATGACGAGGCCGGCGGTTATACCGTGGTGCCGGAAACATTCGTAAACATGCTGATCAAGGCCATTGATGATGTGCTTTACATCCGCCAGCGCGCTACCGTGTTACCGGTAGAGAAGGCCGATAGTCTTGGCGCGCCGTCACTCGATGCCGATCCGGAAGATGGCACCTGGTCCGGTGAAATCGTCACCGTGGATGAAGATACGGCGATGGACTTCGGTAAGCGCACTCTGACACCCACCCTCTGTTCCAAACTGGTGAAGATTTCCAAGAAACTGGTGCGCATTTCCAGCCTGAATATTGTGGACCTCGTGATCAGCCGCCTGGCTTACAAGTTCGGTGTGACAATGGAGAAGGCCTATCTGACCGGCACTGGCGCCGGGCAGCCGCTGGGCGTGTTCACCGCATCCGCCAACGGCATTCCGACCGGCCGCGATGTGTCCACGGACAACACTACAACCGCGATGACGTTTGACGGCCTGACGAATGCCAAATATTCACTGAAGGCTGGTTACTGGCGCAACGCGGACTGGATATTTCATCGTGACGGCGTGAAGCAGATCGCCAAGCTGAAAGATGGCGAAGGCCAGTACATGTGGCGTGAATCAGTGCGTGCCGGCGAACCGGACACCCTGATGGGTCGTCCGGTGCTGATGTCGGAATACGCACCGAACACCTTCACCACCGGACTCTATGTCGGCATCCTCGGTGACTTCAGCTACTACTGGATTGCTGATGCGATGGATCTCTCCGTGCAGGTGTTGCTGGAGCTCTATGCCGCCACACACCAGAACGGCTACATCGCCCGCTATGAAGGGGACGGCATGCCGGTGCTGGGTGAAGCGTTCGCCCGCGTGAAACTGGGTTAACCAGCAATCTGTAAATCAAAAGCCCGCTGATTCGCGGGCTTTTTTCTGAATTCCGTTTTTATTATAAAACTGATTGGAGGTTTAATCATGAACCTCAGCAAAGATGTGAAAGTAACAATGGTGAAAGACGCACAGGCCAGCGCCGGCACTGCCATTAACAGTGACTCGGTGGACATGGCCGGTTTCGAAGGCGTGATATTTATCGGTCAGATCGATACGGCCGACGCTGCGAATTTCGCCAACGTCGCGCAATCGTCCGATGACAGCTCATTCGCCGATCTAACCGGCACGAAGGTCGTGCCCGGTGACAACGACGACAGTTTCCTGATCGATGTCTATAAGCCAGGCGACCGTTATGTGCGCTGTGAAATCGACCGCGGCGGCGCCAATACCGCCACCGGGCCGATCTATGCAATTCAGTACGGTGCGCAGGTGAAACCGACATCGCATGGCGCCACCATTGACGCGGAACTGCATGTCAGCCCGGCTGAAGGCACTGCATAATCTGCAGCACTTTTTAAAGGCGGGGCTTGCTCCGCCTTTTTATTTTATTTACGAGGTGACGAAATGAAACATCTTATCAAAATTCTTGTTGTGGCGACGGCAGTGCTGATGTTGCCTGTGACCGGGTTCGCTGCCTGTAATGTCCCGATTTGTGTGGAACAAGGCGGTGCCCGTCAGACGATCGGTTCCGGCGGCTCGCTGGATGTGGAATCCGGTGGTGAACTGGACATTGAATCCGGCGGCGCACTGAAGATCGCCGGCACGGCAGTCACATCCAGTGCCGCTGAATTGAATATCGCCGATGGTGTAACAGCGACTGCCGCCGAATTGAATTACCTGGACATCACCACGCTGGGTACCGGCGCCGCGAGCAAGGCGGTCGTGCTGGATACCGGTGATGATTACACCTGGCCCGCCGCCGGCATTCTGACCTACGGCGTTTTAAAAGATACGGCAGCCACAACTATTACCTCCACCGGCGCTGAGATAAATCTGCTGGATGGTTCGGTGGTGGCAAACAGTGTAGCCTCCAAGGCCGCGCTG